GGTAATGCGAGTCGCGACGTTTTTGCAGAGTAAGTAATTATGAAATCTATTTTTAGTAGCAGACGAAATTAAATAACAAGAGATTGAAAACAAATGATAAAGGCTAAATTTCGATGACTGGAGAGGCTAAAAAAACGCGAAAACCGACCACTGGAGGCGTAATTATTGGCTCTAGTTACGATGAAGCCCGCACCCGTAAGATGAATGCGGACGCTGAGATTGCAGAATTAGAGCTAGAACGGATCAGGGGCACCCTTTGCCTTACGGATGACGTGGTTATCGCTTGGGAGACCGTATTGCAGGCGGTAAAAGCTAAATTTTTAGCCTTGCCGACTAAATTAGCTCCTATTTTGGCTAATGAGATGGAAGTTTCCGTTGTAAAGGATCATTTAGAGCAGCAAATAAGAGAATCTTTGGCGGAAATGTCTAATTATCAGCCTAAAATTGATGCAACGAAAACCGCCGGATCGGTTGATAGCCAGATTGAAGAAAAAGAGCCGCCTAAACGCAAAAGAGGCCGCCCAAGGAAAACGGAAACACTAGGACGATGACGCAACTTAACCCAGCGATCAGAGCGGGAGCCTTGGAACGGTTTGGGGCTGCTATGAAGCAATTAGAGCCTCCTCCAAGGTTAAGTGTTGCGGAATGGGCTGATCTTGAACGTCGGCTCGATAGTCAGACTTCCGCAGAGCCTGGGAGATGGATTACTTCACGGGCAGAATATCAGCGCGGGATTATGGATGCCTGCAGTGATCCAGCTGTTAGAGAAGTAGTCCTTATGTCGGCGGCTCAATTAGGCAAGTCTGAGATCTTACTGAACACCATTGGTTTTTATATGGCCTATGATAGTTGCCCAATGCTTATGCTTCAGCCGACCGTTGATATGGCTCAAGCATTCTCGAAGGATAGAGTTACAAATGGGTTATTACGATCGACTCCAGCTTTGAGAGGTAAAGTAAAAGATAGCAAAGCAAAGGATGCCAACAATACGACCTTGCATAAAATATTCCCTGGTGGCTCTTTGAGTTTAGTCGGTGCTAATTCTCCATCATCTTTAGCTAGTAGGCCGATCCGCGTAGTATTGGCTGATGAGGTCGACAGATACCCACCATCGGCTGGAACTGAGGGTGATCCTATATCGCTCGCAAAAAGGCGGGCTGCGACGTTTTGGAATAGGAAGATTATTGAAGTCAGCACCCCGACGAATACGGGAGATAGCCGGATCGAGGTAGCTTATGAGGAATCCGATCAACGTAAGTTTATGGTGCCCTGCCCAGAATGCAATCATAAGCAAGAGTTGAAATGGAGCGGGGTTGAATGGACAGATCCAAAAGATCCTCATTATGTTTGCTCTGGATGCGGATCGTGTTGGACGGATGCCATGCGTTATAGAGCGATTAGTCAGGGTGAGTGGGTAGCTAACAAACCATTCGCCGGAATAGCGGGCTTCCATCTAAGCGCACTTTATTCTCCGTGGGTTGTTTTAGCCGATGCCGTTGAGGAATTTTTAGCGGCTAAAAAAGATCCGATGAGGCTCAAAACCTTTGTTAATACGTTTTTGGGGGAAAGTTGGACGGATCAGGGCGAGGGCGTGGAGGATGACGTTATATCTGCAAGAGCAGAAGATTATGAGGGCATCCCCGATCAAGTCGTTTTATTAACGGCTGGAGCCGACTTGCAAGATGATCGGGCAGAGATAACAGTTATAGGCTGGGGTGCTGGAGAGGAGAGCTGGGTTATATCTCACGATATAGTTTATGGAGATCCTTCAAGCCCGCAGTTTTGGAAACAAGTGGATGAGATATTATTGCAAACGTATGAGCATCCCATAGGGGCTCCCATGATTATCCGATCGACTTGCATTGACTCTGGCGGGCACTTTACTCGATCGGTTTACAACTATGCGAAAACGAGGGCAGGGCATCGCGTATTTGCTATCAAAGGCGTGGGCGGTGAGGGTAAACCTATCGTTGGCCGACCCAGTAAAAATAACATCGGTAAAGTTCCTTTATTTCCGGTCGGTGTTGATACGGCTAAAGAGCTACTTTATGCCCGATTAAAGATGACAGAATTTGGCCCTGGTTATTGTCACTTTCATGACAGATTAGACGATGAATATTTCAAACAATTAACGGCGGAAAAGCAAGTGATCCGTTATCACAAGGGCTTCGCGAAAAGGGGTTGGATTAAAACGCGAACAAGAAACGAAGCTTTAGATTGCCAAGTTTATGCTATGGCTGCGTTATCAATCTTAAATGTTGACCTTGATCGGGTTGCGAAAAAATATTTTAGCGATATAAATACAACTACCCCAAGTGATGGTGCAAAAGGCAGCAATGCCCAAGCTCGTAAAAGGCGAAGGGGTGGATTTGTTAACAGTTGGCGGTGATTAAATGGCAAACCTTTTCGATGCAGCAAATGCCCCGACTGGAGTGCCCGAGGAGGTATTTGTCGGGGATTTTATCCAATTCAAAATTACCCAATATAGCAGCAGTTATGACAACAGCTTGTTTACCATGCGGTTTGTCGCTCGAATTGAAACGGGAGGCAGCACTGAGATTATCGTAACGGCAACTGCCTCTGATAACGATTATTTGTTTACTATACCAAGTGCGACGAGTGCTAATTACACCGTCGGACATTATCATTACCAATTAGAAATTGAGCGTGACTCCGATAACGAGCGAATAATTATTGATCGTGGACAATTGGACGTTTCCACCGACTATGACAACAACGTTGATGTTAGAGAACACTGCGAAATCATGGTCACCAAGATTGAGTCTATTCTTGAGGGCCGAGCCGATGCGGATGTAGACAGTTACTCAATTAAAGGACGCTCTTTGTCCAAAATGAGTATTACTGATTTACTCCAATGGCGGGATTATTACAGGCGGGAAGTGAACGAAATAAAAAGACGTGAGCGGATTAAGCATGGCCGCCGCACCAAATCGACGATTTTGGGAAGGTTTTAACGCATGGGCATTTTTGACTTTTGGGCTAACCCAAAGAAAGAAAAAGCGAGAAAGCATAAGCACCTCTATCGCAGTTATGCCGGAGCAGATTCTGGGCGGCTATTTAGCGATTTTATCGCGTCGTCCTTTTCGGCGGATAGTGAGCTTAAAACGGCTTTGCCTTTATTGCGTAATCGGAGCCGTGATCTTGCCCGTAATAACGAATATGCAAAAAGGTTCCTAAACCTTATAAAAACTAACGTCGTAGGAGAGTCTGGCTTTTCTATGCAAGTTAGGGCTCGAAATGAGGATCGTTCCTTAGACGTAGCTGGCAACGCGATCGTAGAAAATGCGTTTGCTTCCTGGTCAAGACTTGGCAACGTCGATGTGACGGGCCGCCTAAGTTGGCTTGATTGTCAAAGAGTCGTGGCCGAGACTTTAGCGCGGGACGGCGAAGTATTTATCAAGAAGATAAGAAGCCGCCGATATAAAGACAATTTCACTTTGCAATTCGTTGAAAGTGATATGGTGGACGATCAAAAGAACGGCAGGAATGAGGACAACGGCAACGAAATCCGCATGGGCGTTGAGCTAGACGAGTTCCATCGTCCCGTTGCATATTGGACTTTGACTAATCACCCTAACGACTCTTTTCAGTATACTCCTCGCAATAGGAGGCACATTCGCGTCCCAGCCGATCAGATGATCCATTTGTTTATGCCAAGCCGGACGCACCAAACAAGGGGCGAGCCTTTTATGGCTCCAGCTATTGCCTCGATGAAAATGTTGCACGGCTATCGTGAGGCTGAGTTAGTAGCGGCTAGAGCGGCGGCGAGTAAGTTCGCAGTCTTAACAACACCGACGGGGGAGGATTTCGTAGGCGATGATGCTAGTGATCAAGATCGGCCTATTATTGACTTTGAGCCCGCCAGTGTTTTTCAATTACCAGAGGGACAAGATCTAAAGCTTATTGATCCGACGCATCCGACATCCGCTTTTGATGACTTCGAAAAAGCCGTATTAAGAGGCATCGCGTCAGGTTTGAACGTAAGTTATACGAGCCTTTCTAACGATCTGACGGGTGTAAGCTATTCTTCTATTCGCCAGGGAACGATTGAAGAACGTGATCATTATAGACTTTTGCAATCCTTCATAATTCAACATTTCTGCGAGCCCGTTTTCAGAGCGTGGCTTAACTCGGCAATGAGTGCCGGAAACTTGCCTTTGCCCATGACTAAATTTGAGAAGTTTTCCGACAACGTGCATTTTCGCGGTCGGGGTTTTGCTTGGGTTGATCCGCAGCGTGAAATTAACGCGAATATCAGTGCCCTATCAAACGGGATCGTTAGCCTTAGCGATATTGCAGCAAACTATGGGCGCGACGTTGAGGACGTGTTTGCACAAATACAAGCCGACAAAGAACTTGCCGAGCGTTATAATCTAAGCTTCGCCTTTGAGCCATTTGGAAATAAGGCTCCCGTGCCCGCAGAAGTAGAGGGAGGGAACGATGGCGACTGACTTCCCGACTAAAGGCGACGATAAAAAGATAAGCTTACGAAATAGCCAATACCCGCAGTTTGACTTTGATTTTGCCGAAGGAATTAAAGAGGACAACAAAGAAGTCTGGGGAGCGGGTGGTAATATTCGCGGGAACGAAGCTTACCAGTTGTGGAAAAAAGCAAGAGCGGGAGAGGAAACCGAAGGCGTTTTAGATTGGATAAAAGAGCGTGAGGCTTGGGCCGCCAGGCACTTCGAGGATGGCAAGCAGTTCAAAAGCGGCAGTAAAGAGCCTAACAAATCTAACGTGGCTGGAGTTGTCGCGCAAATAAAATGGGGGGTAATTGGAACGCTTGGAGAGCAAGGAATGAAGGACGTTATTCTTGAGCTAATTAAGAAGCTTGAGGGACGCAAAGATGAGGAACGGGCGTTCTCCGATCTTAGCTCGGCGGTGCAAGAGGGGCTAACTAATAAAGTCAAGGAACACAACGAGGAAGTGGGAGATACCGCCTCTAAACGGACTAATGTGCGGACACTGGCCGCAGTGTTTGAGCGTGGGATAGGAGCCTATAAAACTAATCCCGAATCCGTTAGGCCGAATGTTAAATCACCGGAACAATGGGCTTACGCTCGCGTAAATTCATTTTTATTTGTATTAAGGAACGGACGTTTTCAGGGTGGCAAACATGACACAGATTTGTTACCATCGGGGCACCCTTTATCAACGAAGGAACGAAAAGTGACGGAAATTACTGAGCGGCATATCCAGTCCATAGAAGAAACAGACGACGCTTACATTATCACTTATGGCAAATCTATGCCGGAAACTGATGACGTAGAGGAGCGGATT